AGTAGAGGAGGAAACACAGGAAGATGAAGTCGAAACAGAAGAGGTCTCGGAAGAGGAAGCCTCTGAAGAATTAGAGGAAGTTGAAGAAGGTGAAGAAGAAACCGAAGAGGAAACTGAAGATACCAGCTATACTATTAAAGTAGATGGTGAAGAGTATGAAGTTAACTTAGAGGAACTTAAAGCTGGATATCAAAGACAATCTGACTACACTCGTAAGTCTCAAGCAGTAGCCGAGGGACGTAAGGATAATGAAGCAATTCAGTCCGAACGCCTAAGACTAGAGCAAGAGAGACAGCTGTACGCTAACGGCTTACAGATGCTGAGAGAACAACAGGAAGCTAACCTTTCTGAATTTAGTCAAGTAGACTGGGATTCCCTTAAAGAGGAAGACCCGTATGCATATATGATTAAGAAGGACGAGTACCGAGATGCTCAGGATAAAGCAAGGAATGCTGTACAACAACAACGGATTGTACAACAACAACAGAGTCAACAAGCAGCACAGTCAAGAGCAACCTTTGTTCAAGACCAGTACACTCAGCTAGTTGATGCTTTACCAGAGTGGAGTGATGATAAGTCTACCGTAAAGGATGACATCAGAACCTTTGCATTATCTTCAGGATATGCACCAGAAGAAGTTGACCAACTAGCAGACCACCGTAGTATCCTTATTCTTAAGAAGGCTATGGAGTTTGACAAGTTAACTAAGAAGGTTGCACCTCAAGCTAAGAAGGTTAAGAAAGTTCCTAAGGTACAGAAGTCTGGAAGAGGAAAGGTTAAGTCTGAGACTGAAGCAGCATCATCAAAGAAGAAGCGTACAAGGTTAAGAGAGTCTGGCAGTCAAGCTGACGCAGCCTCTATATTTTATGATATGTTATAATAAGGAAATACTACTATGGCAACAACTACGCAATTTAAGACTTACGATGCTAACGCAATTCGTGAGGATTTATCAGATGTTATTTACGACATCTCCCCAACGGATACCCCCTTCCTCTCTGGCATTGCCAAGAAAGGCTCTGTATCTAATACACACTTCGAGTGGCAGACAGATGCTCTAACAGCAGCTTCGGCAGTTAACAAGCATATTGAAGGAGCAGCGGTAGGTGCAGCTTCAATGACTGATACTACTCGTCTAGGTAACTACACACAAATCTCTAAGAAGGTTGTTGAGGTTACTGGCACACAAGAGAAGGTTGACAACGCAGGCAAGAAGTCTGAGATGGCATACCAATTAGCTAAGGCTTCTAAAGAGCTTAAGCGTGATATGGAATCTTCATTACTAGCTGACACTTCAGGTTCTGCGGGTACTGCTTCTGCAGCCCGTGTTACTCAAGGTGCTGCTAAGTTTATCGCAACTAATGTTGTAGATGCTGGTACTACTGGTACTCACGCTGCAATCGAGGATGCTGATATTGTTAGTGCAGCTGAGAAGTGTTGGACACAAGGTGGTGAGCCTTCAACTATCCTATTAGGTGCTACTAATAAGAAAGTTATCACTGGCTTATCTGGTCGTGCTGATGCAACTCGTTCAGCGGTAGACAACAACAAGACGTTATACAACGCTGTTGATATCTACGTAACTGACTTCGGTACATTCAACATCCAGTTAGATAGATACTGCGACCAAGATTTGGTTTATGTTCTTGATAACGATATGTGGTCTGTTGACTTCTTACGTGACTTCCAAACAGTAGACATCTCGAAAGATGGTGACTCTGATAAGAAGATGCTTCTAGTTGAGTACGGCTTACGCTGTGGCAACGAAGCAGCTAACGCTAAGATTCGTTACACAACTGGCTAATTAGTTAGTTTAACTCTGCCCCTCGGCTCACGCCTGGGGGTTTTGTTAAATTATCTAGGAGAAGTTATGGCACTAAATACAAAGCTAATTGAGAACTTAGATGGCTCACTCACTAGCGTATCATCTCAAGACACACAAGAGATAAGAGATATTGTTACAGAGAATACTAGATACAGAGAAGAAGGTTCTCGTAGTGGTAGACATCAATACAAAGGTGATACACAATTCTCACATAAAGTAGCCAGCATTCCTATGATTATGGTTGAACAGATGATGAGAGATGGTGTGTGGAATAACCAAGAAAGAATGAGAGAGTGGTTGAACAACCCAGAGAATGCTCCATTCAGAACAACAAAAGGTAAACTATAGATGGCACTAAATACGTACTCAGGATTAAAAGATGCAGTTGCTGACTGGCTGGATAGGTCAGATATATCAACAAGAATACCTGACTTCATTACATTAGCTGAAGCACGTATCAATAGAGACCTGAGGATTAGAGCTATGGAAGTACGCTCTACTATGACTACTACTGCTGGTAAGAGATACTTTAATTTACCTGGTGGTTACCTTCAGATGCGTAACATCCAACTTAACACAGATGCTATTAAACCTTTAGAGTATGTCACACCAGAGATGTTAGACAGATTATATTCAGGTTCTGTATCAGGCGTTCCTCGTGCTTATACTTTGATTGGTGATGAGATTCAATTAGCACCAGTACCAGATGCAGCATATATATTAGAGATGGCATTCTACGAGAAGTTTACAGAACTAGGTGATGGTACTTCAGGTACAGTCACAAGCAACTGGCTTACTAAGAATGCTCCTGATGTATTGCTTTATGGTGCACTACTAGAGGCAGAACCATTCATTAAGAATGATGAGCGTATTCCTGTATGGCTAAACGCATATAGAGAATCTATTGATAAGATTCAAAAGGCAGATGCAAGAGACAGGCACTCAGGTTCAGCTATGAGAGTAAGAACTATATACTCAGGAGTTGAGGGTTAATGCCTCAATCAACCTGGGCAGCTAAATCAAACACCTGGTCGGCTGACTCTTATGTGTGGTATAACACTACCTATGCAGACTCGGTTAATCTAAACTCTGATGTATCTACTAGCTCTGCTGGTAATACAATATACCCAGCCAGTCTTACTTTTGATGCTAATACAACTGCCAACATTACAGGTGGATTTTCCTTTGTAGGTTCAGTTACTTTAGGTTTAGGTGCTGGTGTTTCTTCTTCAGCTAACACAATATACGTATCATCAATCACACTGTCATCAACAGAAGTTCTTAATGGTGTAGGTAATAAAGTATTTGTAGATAGTATAGCCTTTGGTTCTACTGTTGATTTCCCACTACCAGGAATGTCTGACGGTTGGGATGAGAAGACTACAACGTGGGCTAGTGACACAACTAGCTGGGGCTATATTCCTAATCTAGCTTCAGCAGTTACAGCTAATATGACTCAGACTATTCTTTCTGAGCTACACGAAGAGGACGCAACTAAACTGGCTACTGCTATCTTAGCACTAGAGTCAGGAACTACAGCATCAGCAACAGTGGCTATGTCTTCCAGTATCTCACTGGCTAACACACAGAACATAAAGAACAACATCAATTTTGAAGAGAACATCACTTTAGCCTCGGCTGGGTTAATCACTTCAGATAACAACCTACTGTGGAATGATACTACAGAGGATACATCAACTACCTGGACTAAGGTAGCTGACCCAGACGAATAAATAATAACAACGGAGTAAATAATGAACTTAGAATCTAACTTAGGATTAACAAACATCTGGTCGGTTACCTGTCTCGATAAAGATGGTAACGTAAAGTGGGCAGAGGAGAAGAAGAATTTGATTAAAACTGTAGGTCTTAATCACATCTTAGACACTCAGTTCCACGCAGGAACAGCAACAACAACTTGGTACATCGGACTTAAAGGTTCGGGCACACCAGTAGCAGGTGATACTATGGCATCACACTCTGCTTGGTCAGAACTAGCTGGCTACTCAGGCTCTCGTAAAGAATGGACAGAGGGTGCAGCATCATCAGGTAGTATGACTAATGCTTCTAGTGTTGACTTCAGTGTCACAGGTACAGCAACAGTGGCAGGTGCATTCTTAAACACAGCAGCAACTGGTACAGCAGGTACACTATACGGTGTGGTTGATTTCTCTTCAGCACGTTCAGTAATTTCAGGTGACACGCTACAGGTAACAGTAACAGTAACAGCTGCTTCAGCATAACTAGGAGGTCTTAGATGGCTATTGAAACTTTTGAATTTATTGACGACTTAAACACCGCCAATCCTACATCAGCTGACAACGTCAGCGAAGGTGATGACCATCTTAGAGGTTTAAAGACTACCCTTAAGAACACATTTCCTAATGTAACTGGTGCTATCAACGCAACAGAAGCAGAACTTAATGTTGTCGATATGTCAG